TCTCACCCGTCATGTAGCGAGGGATCATCGTGTCTTCGTCAGCGCGTGCAGAGAATTTCTCAAACACAGCCATCAACTCGTTGGCGTTGCTGTTAGGCTGGAAGAACGTAATAGGTGGAGAGTTGTCACCGTAGTCAGAAGACGAGAACTGCCAAATCTTCCATGGGTGCATGTCAGAGATGTCTTCACCTGCGGGCAAGCGTGAGATGTTAATTCCGACCTGTGGGCCAGAGCTAATACCCATGTTGTTCGCCAGTGCGCGGCCCGATGCGTTCACCATAGCCTGTGCGTCACGGCACAAGTCAGTCACGCCTTTACCGTCAACGGAACCGGGGAGGTTCTCATAGCTTGTGAGGTAGTAAGGCTTGCGGCCCAGTGGATCGTAGTTCAGAACAGCACGAATCACAACGTTGCCGATAAGCCACACTTCGCATGGATAGCTCAGAGCTGGATCAGGAATCTCTTTCTCAGTCAGGCCCCACTCGAGGAGCAAGCTACCCTTGACAGAGTCCCACAGCTGCAGTGCATCAACCAAGTCGCCAGTGATGGAACTCTCGGTAACGTCTTTACCTTCAGCTTCTGCTTTCGATGAATCAGACCACAACCACTGCTTCATGCCCATTGTGCCGAAGTCGTTCAGGATTGTACGAATAGCGTCGTTGTTGTAACCGGGCACATCGATGAGGGCCTGCAGTGCTTCAGCTGTTAAGCGATGACGCTCGATGACGTAACCATCGCCTAAGTCCCACGACCATGGAGCCCAGTACAACATGAACGGATCAACACGCTCCCACTCGTTGCGAATCTCTTCGACAGGAACCAGTGCGTTGTTCTGCCACTGCAGTGTTTTGCGTTTGCGTTTGATCGGGCCCTTGAGCACGGCGTATGGGAAGGTGACGATGTCATCCAAGAATTCGTTGAACGCTTTATACCAACCGCCCTCGAGCAACTGGTCTTCCATCTTACGTTCCATGCGGCTAACACGGTCTGCGGATTGCTCACGCATCTCACGCTCAGCTTCGTCTTTCATCTGAAGCGCCATTGTGCGCAACTCTGAGGGACTAGGCTGCATGCCGCCCTGCTGTATGTGAACCATCAACTCGTTGGCCAATCGTGCCTGCAATTCCTGCATGATCTCCGGAGGCATGTCAGGGTTCGGCGTTCCAGCAATCGCCCAAGGTTTGTCAGAGCCAGAACCTAACAGCGTATCACGCAACCAACTTGTCGCTGCGCGGCACTTAACTGAGGTCAGGTTGATATAAATATCGGAGCCGCCCTGCTCTCTGATTTCCTGCAATTTCTCAGGGTCATACTCGCCGTTACGCTGGCGCAGGCACTGCAGCATGCGGTCTTCCAACGTTCGTTTCGCAGTGCGAGCACTGTCCCATCGAGTGCGGACGTGCGCAGCTAAGCCCTGAATCACGGGCTGGTTCTGCATAGAATCACTACGCTTTTTAGATTCCGCCTCAAGGTCACTTGCGCGGGCAACTGGAATGAGAGCAATACCTGTAGCCATCAGTCGTCCTTAAATAGTTACCGCATTGTACGCTGCCGTGTCAAGCGGTCAAGTGTATGCGTATCGCATTTTTTTCACTTCACGACGTTTAGCCTCAAGTCCCAGCCCTCTGATATTCATGTCGATGACTGACGCCCCGTACTGCAGCGCGTCATGGATGTGGCTCGACTCGTTCTTGTCAGGGCTGTCCTCCATCTCACCGTTTTTCTTCACCTTGTACCGGTAGCCAGAGCGAAAACCTTTTATCAGTGAGGAACAACGCGGGTCTATGAGGAACATCGCCTTACCCTCGAGCTGCTTAGACAGCAATCTTTCCACAGCCTCAATGCGCAGGTCTGGCTTGTTTGTCGGCGGCTTAACGCACTTAAACCCCGCGTTTTTCAGCGCGTCCACGAGCGTCATCTCATTGAGCTGCTGCTTCATAAATCCTGCTGGGTCAGGCGCTGCCACGAACTGATACCCCGGGTATGTGTTGGAAATATGCGGCTGCAGGCGTGTGGTGATAAACGTCTCGATGCCCATGTTCTCGCTGGTGAGCTCTGAGAGCACCAGTACCCGACCACGCGGGTCACGCTGCATGAACACTGCCGCGGGTGTGCGGCCAAAGTCAATCCCGATGGTGATGGGGTAGTCCGAGTTCTGTATAGGACGCAAGTTATCCTTGGCCACGTGGAAGTCCTGCGTGAACGTCTTCTGATACACCGGCGTGCCGGACAGAGACCTGCCCCACTTACCATGCACGTACACGTCTACCCAGTCCTCGCTCTTACCCTCACACAAATCCTCGTAGTAGTTGGATGGCAAGTGTTGCACCCAGTCCGCCTCTTCAGACAGACCCGAGGGCTGTATGGTCACGTGCACTTTCTCAGGGTCAGCGTTGGTGAGATACTGCTCCCAGTGTGCGTCCATGTCCGGCGGGTTAGTCGCGCCCCACACTTTCTTAACCTGTTTACCGGTGTCGTCCACGCAACCCTGCACGGCGTTGCCTTTCTCATCGACTCCCCACTGCGGGCGGTGCGGCACCATCATCCCATTGGGATATCTCCCCAGACGACCAGTCAGCGCGTCGAACACGTCCGAGTTAATCTCACGCACCTCGTCCACCATGGCGAACGAAAGTTGTAGCGAGAGCAAGCGACGCACGTCGTTGGCGTCATCCAAACCCCTGAACAGCACGTCGCACTCGACGTCGTCGAAGCGAAGCGTGAAGCGCAGCTCCGTGCGGTGGTACACCCCAGCCTGCCCCTCGGGGAACAGCCCCAAGAAATCCTTAATGGTCGAGTCCAGCAACATCTGACGCGTGTTACGTACCACTGCACATCTGGAGCGCCTAATACCGTCCGCGCATGCTGCGACCTTGCGAGCCTCGATGGGAATCTTCATCAAGGACGCGGTTGTCTTTGTCGAACCTACTGGCCCAACAATGAACGACTGGAATTTTTCTGAGAGGAGATATGGCGTTACGGACTTTACGGGGGTGTAATTAACGCTCATAAGTAGTCGTCCCCTGCGTATTCGTAATTTTCGTCTTCAAGCAAAATTACCGTCGGTTTTTGCACATTTTCTGCAATTTTTGGGCTTATTTCAGTGCTTTCAGCCTCCAAAACGATGGTTTGTGGTGCCGAATTTGCAGTGTTTGGCAGGTTAATTGTGATCGAAAAACCGGGGCCAGCAGTCGAAATTGCACTGTTTTTAGGCTTCAATTCACCCCATTCGACCAGATTTTCGATGATTTTGACCCTAACTGCAGCAGGAATGTCGGGGTCTTTGACCATATGGTACGCATTAGGGAGCAAATCTTCAGCAAGGATGCGTGCTTTCGCAGCAAATGAGAACCCATTGTCCTGCATTTCCTTGGTGTAGCTGTCCACATACCTCTTGAACTGTGGGTTCACAGAGATAGCGTCATATTCTTGTTGCGTCAAGCCTTCACCTGCAAGAATCTCAGCGATCGGGCGCATGGCCCCCACGTTATTTCTGGCTATGGCAAGTGCAAGTTCGCGCAACACCTGATCGGCGTTGATTGAATTGTTCATGGGCGGAATGTAACATGAATGCTGGCGGCTAGGAACCCCTAACCCGACGCGGTGCTCGAAAGTGTCTCCGAACCCTGTGCGCTTAACCAGCCGGGATATTGTATATGTATTTGGAAATAAAAAATAGCTATAAAATTTTTGTGGTGGAGATGTTGTGTGGGCTAGGTAATTAAATTATGGACATGTGGTGTACGTGAGGTACCTTAAAAAATTGGCCTTGTTATGAGAGACACGGATAAGGCTGGGGTATGGGTGGGGGTGGGTCGGGGGGCCTGTGGGGGGTGGCTACTACTATCACTCAATCATCCAGAATTAAGGGTCAAACCCACAATTAAATGGCAAAACCCCTTATAATTTCCCCATGGGCGAAAGAGACCAAACGGAATTCAAATCATTTACTTAAAGGAATTTTTATCATGGCAAGAATCGCAAAACCCGTTTCATTCGCACGCGCTATCACTGAAAAGCGCGAAGCTCTGGCAGAAAAGCGCAAAGATTTGGCAGACCTCCAAGCTCAAGCTCAGGCATTTGTGCCAGCTTATGCCATCGCAAACGCGATTATCGAAAACGCGCAGGCCATCGGCTTTGCAAAACATTTCCGCGTCACCCCCTCAACGTGGTTGGGTTGGTCTGGAATTTATCGCAACGAGTTGGCCATCACAATCGAAGACACAGCAACATCGCTGAAAGACGGCGCAGTCCCTGCTTTGCTCGAGGCCATCGGCACATTCGGCTTCGAGGCAGTTGGCTCTCACGATTACGCGCTCGAGTGGTGCGCTTCCAGAGTTTATCGTTTCAAGGCCACAATCGGCGAAGTGGACGTTTCCGTCCGAGTCGAAGCCAACATCGCAGACGGCTCCGAATTCTGCAAAAAGGTTCAAACCGGAGTGAAGCTCGAAGAGGTCGCGCAATATGAAATCGTGTGCTCTTGATATCTTGAGCGCAGTCGCAGTGGGCCTCGCGCTCACTGCGCTAGCACTACATTATTTTGACGTCCTGTTCTTCTAAACCCGAGCCCACGAAAGTGGGCTTTTTTTCGCCCAAAAACTATCACTACTATCACGCGTTCGGCTTGACAGACCGGCTAAGTGAGCCTCCACTAACATAGCGGTATGCGACGTGTGACGCACGACGTATGGGGCCCCAACTACTATCATGCGTGGCCGCGTTAATCCCGCGGGATTAGCGGTTTTGTGGTGGACATGTTGTCCAGTTGTGGTATACTTGACGCATGTCAATTGAGACATGACCGGCTTAGCGGTTTTTCTAAGTGGTTTACTTATCGGAGGCTCACATGAGCAAAGCAACCAAAGCCGCCACTGTTACAGTGGCAACCCGTGACGCGTCAATCGGCACACTTATCAACGAAGCCGGACAAGCCGCCCAAAGCATGCTTGCCAAGTGCAAAGAAGCCGCGGCAAAAGCCGCCCAACAGTTAGATTCTACGAAACCCATGGGAGAGAGAATCGCGAACGTAGTGGCACTTTATGCGGCAGATTTTCAAGCCGCGGGTCACAATGTAAAATCATTGTTCGTTGACGCGTTAACCTTGCATGCGGGTAGTACTTGCCACGTTATGGTTAACACTATTGGCAAAGACGGAAAAAAGGTTGACACGCCGGTAACGGCGGCGGAGGCGGTCAACATGCCAAAGCACGCAATGAAAGACGCGGCAAAGCAAGTGCGCGAAACCCATGGAATCGGACGCAAAGCCGGTGGCGGCTCAAAACCCAAAGCCGCGGCAACACCTACAGCCGCGCCCGCGCCTGATATGGTCAAAACCGAAACCGACAAGTTTTCATTGTGGCTTGACGATATGGAAGGTTATTTCAAGGACGCCGTTTTTCACCCGCGCATTGTGGCTCACTTGATAACCCTTGGGTATAGCGTCAACAAGGCGGCCAAGGGCAAAACCATCAAGGGCGCCGCGTCGATTTAACCAACCGGTAAACCGGCCAAGCCCGCGCAAGCGGGCTTTTTTTTCCATCAAAAAATCCCAATACCAAACTACTATCATCACGCATGCGTGTGCATCACACTACTATCATCTTCGCGGCCCAGTATGCGACGACGTACGACGTATGGGCGATGTATGGCTGACGTATGACGTATGAGCGACGTAAAAGCCCCGTTCGGCATACCCCCCCCTAATCCCACGGGATTAACCACAATGCCAGTAATGTTGTAGATACACAACAAATGAGGATTCATGCGGGTTGCGGGCGAAGTGACCACTAATTTAGGGTGATTTTAGATTACACGAAACTTACATTTACTAAACTATTTCGACGTTAAATTGGCCATATGTGGTGTGGATAAGCTAAGTTGTTGATTTTAAAGGACTTTTTCCGGCATGGGTTCGGCATAGGGGGTATATATATTTTATTAAATAGTAAATTATTTATTAGTTAGCTATTTCAAGAGAGGAAAAGTTAAATTCCAGTAGCATTCAACCCCTCCAAGCCCTCAACCCCCCCTACCCCCTCCAAGATTTCTCTCTCTTGCTGGAAAACCCAACTAATTTACTAAAGCCTTGCAAATCAACAACTTACGAATTTTGCGCCAACTAATTTCCCGACTAATCAAACTATTCCCCCAACTAATCACCAACACGCATACGACATATTCTCCACGACTTGACAACCACACCACATCATGGTACAATGTATCCATCGAGTCGGAAAGCGCCTTCAGGTACCCCGATTCGGTAAAGCGCTAATCCCACGGGATTAGCAACTCCCTCACTTATATACGTATCACTGGAGATCAAATGACAACAAATGCACATGTTGCCGCACGCTTTGCGTCTGCGGCTAAAAAACTTGTCGGCACTGAAATGCGCTCACTGGGTGTAGGCACTAATATGTCTGCACGCAACCCGACGCTTTCCCAACAAAGTTCAATCAACCTAGAGTCAGGCGGACATTTCGATGTGCTAGCCGTGGGTTATTCATACAGCACAGAAGTTGCCCAGTTAGTGCACAACAACCACACAAACAACGTGGAGCTCTGGTTGCACGTCAACGGGTTTTCACCAACGACCAGACGTCACAAGTCACTTTACTTCAATGCTTTTCTAGAGCAACAAAAGTCTGCAGGGTTTAGCTATGACGTTGCCGTCAAGAAAATTTACCGCACTGGGTGTTTCGAGGCGGGCTATCGCACACGTTGCAAGTGGAATGACGACAAGGGATTCAGCGGGTTGACAAAACCACATCGTGCTGAGGCTTGTCAGTATGGCGTCAACTATGCCGAGGCTATGGACAAACTCGAGACTGCCGCGGTTCGCCCAAGGTTGCATGATGAGACAAGGTTCACACTTTTACACGATGCACGGGTTCACCTCGAGACATGCATTCGCAACGTGTCGGGTGACATTCACCCAGAGTCCGCCCTTGCCGCCTCACACGATAACCCCGCTTTCATGGCCGCATGCCACGACATGCTTACATTCATCGACACAGTAATCCCCATGCCAGTAAAGCAGATGCGTGCCACAGTGGCCGGTTACGTTGCCCTCAACCAACGGATTCACGATTAACAACTAACGACTAATCCCACGGGATTAAAGGAAACAAAATGACACCCCAAGAGCTTTACAAACTGCTTGACTACTTCGCCATTGACTACGAGGTCGTGGAAATTTTCGAGGGCGTGCGGATTCTGCGCGTCGAGGTAATTGACAAACCGGAGGAAGATCATGATGACTAACTGGGAAAAACTGGAGCGAGTACTTTTTGTACTCGGTTTAATTGTTGTTGCACTTGACTTGTTTTACTGGAGGCCATGATGACTTTTACTGTTTACGAAACTTTCGAATATGAGATCGGTGAGTTTGCTTTGCCGTGTCTCATCAACGCTGACTCGACTGGGCTTGATGACGAGGAACAAACCCTTGTCGACGAATGGTTCAGTGCAAGCACCGACGACTGGCGGGACGCTGACGACAACTTGTGGGTGTATTCCCACATGTCTGTGGTTGACGATTCTCGTGAGGAATTCTCGTTCGACGACATTACTGGGCACTATGGTGCAACGCAGAAGGTCATCTTGTTTTTCATCAAAGGTAACTAATCCCACGGGATTAAGAAAGGAACTATTATGGGTTACAGATCAGACGTAAAGTACGTCATATTATTTAAGACTGAGGATCACCGCAACGCATTCCACTTGGAAGCTAAGCTCGTTGCATCAGAGGTGCAGTACGGGCTCGAGGTAATCAACGACTTCGACTTTCACTATGATGAACACGACGTGGACTTTCCATACCAGATACGTGTGCATTATGAGGACGTGAAATGGTACGAGTCGACGCCATGGGTTGACATGCAGGAGAAACTCATGAAACTCGCACGGGATGGGTACGAGGGTGCGTTTGTGTTCTTGCGCTTGGGTGAGGAAGACGATGACATTGAAGAGCAGAGCGGTGTACATGACGACAACATCCACGTGTACGTGGACAACTACATCGAGCTGACACGCAAATCAAACTTTGTTTAAGGAAACATCATGAGCTATGACGACGACATCACACATGAGGAAATGTTCACGCACAAGTGCGGCAAGGTGTACCGCGTGCGTTGGTATCAGGACTACGACGCAGGGTCTCCGCTCGAGTGGTCAGACGGCCACGGGATTGTGCTCGAGATGGATTGGAACCCGCTGAACGCTGAGCAACTGGAGCAACACATCATCGACGAGGAACCTGACCTTGAGGAAGAGACCCGCCTGCGGATGCTGAAACCACTGTTCAGGTATGACAGACGCACAGTGCATCGGCTGTACTACGACTTTTTCTCGACGCTTGACATTGCACGCAGGGAATGGGGACACAAGACGCCCGAGGATTGCACCAAGGCGGTCGAGCAGGACTACAAGTACCTCAAGGGTTGGTATGAGGAGGACTGGCACTGGGTGCGACTTGAGGTGACGCAGATGATTGACGGCAAGCCTGACTTCGAGCACGTGTACAACGTAGGTGGGTACGAGAGTTCCCTGCCGCTTGACACTGACTTGGTTGAGGACAAGGTTTCCACGATCAATGAGGCCATCAAGGAATTGGAATGGGAGAAACGCAGGTCGTTGCATCCCGGACAGTTAGAGCTTCCACTGCACGTGCCCTTGACTTGACATCCACACCACATAGTGGTACAATAATGACTATGGACTAGGGGATCGCCCACACCCCTTGCCCTGCTTTCCGTAATCCCGTGGGATTAACTTGTTCACTTTACTTATTCACTGGAGATCATCATGGATCAATCACAACTGTTATCAATTTTTGGTGGCGTGTACGACAAACTTGTGTCGGACGTTGCAGACGCAGTTATCAGCAAGATGAAAGCTGAGACTCAGGCAGTGCTTGCGCTTGACGCAGAGGCATTACGTAGTTCACTCATTGAGTTACTTAACGACGACGACCAGACCCGCGAGGCTGTGCATAACGCAACCGCTGTCTACATTGACGATCAGGTCGAGTCAAAGGTAGAGGACGCCATGAACGACTTCGACTTCGACTCCAAGATCGACGATGTTGTCGACCAGAAACTCACTGACTATGAGCCCAACTTCTCAGGCGGTGACTTCGAGGAAGCTGTTCGCACCGTCATTCGTGACGCCCTCTAATCCCACGGGATTAACTTTTTAACTGGAGAATTTTATGTCTATTAAAGATCACGCATTGCTAGTGTCCCTGTCAGTCAGCAAACCACAGATGACTCAGAAGGACGCCAAGGCTACCTCAGACGCTGAGCGTGCCAACAACGCCCATGGTGCAGGCCAGTACCGCAAGGACTTGTATCCCAAGTCACTGGTGCAACCGATCAACATGGTCGAGTCACAAGCCCGTGCCTACATCGAGAGCACAACCTACCCGTGGGACAGAGGTCAGGACATGCTCCCCTCGGCACGCTTCATGCAGTTCACTGAGCGCATGGGTAAGTTCGAGATCGAGTTCGAGCAGGCTGTGACTGCGTTCCTCAACAACTGGGGCAACGTCATGATGCATGCACAAGCTAGCCAAGGTGAGCTGTTCGACCCCAACGCTTACCCTGACCTGACTGACTTGCGTAGTGCATTCCGCTTCCGTATCAACTACCGCCCGATCACTGACATGACCGACTTCCGTGTAGCTATGCAGGAAGACGAGCTCAACACACTCAGGCAACAAGTGGAGGATGCGACCAAGGAATCCATGAACGCTGTACTGCGTGCACCACTGGAGCGTCTGAAGGAAGTTGTCGCTCGCTTACATGAGGTGACTGGCCGCACTGACCGCGAGATCATCAACAAGAAAACTGGTGCCGTTGAGGTACGTTCACCGATCTTCCGTGACTCAGTGTGCGAGAACATCGCTGAAGAAATTAACTTGCTTCATGACTTCGCAGGCATCTTGCCTGACGACATCTTGTCGCTAGCTAAGACAGTGGCGGACACAACGCCACACCCACAACAACTGCGTGACGACCCCGAGAAACGTCGAGAGGTCAACATTCAGACAACTGCATTACTCGATTCTATTAACTCAATGTTGGAGGACTAAGCCATGTCAATCACAGAAAAAACCATCGAACGCCTTGCCAATCAGCTCACTAACTTAGGCTGTGATCTCAAGATCATTTCACCCGAGGGCTATGAGTATGGCGAACTTGTCATTGCACCTAAGAAACCAATCAAGCCAGTGGTTGACGTGCGTGGTGTTATCGACTACCGAGCAGTCATTGACAACTTAGCTGTTGGTCAGTCAGCGATCATCACTGTGCCTGACGGATTACCTATGCAGTCACTGCGTTCGTCTGTGTCATCACGTTGTGCCAAGGTGTTTGGCTCTGGTGCTACAACATCGTCACTGACCAATGATGGCAAGGGCTTAGAAGTCCTGCGTCTGGAGTAATCATGGCCAAGCCCGAAACATACTGCATCATTGAGCTCGGTGGTCAAGGGCTTGTGGTGACGACTGACGTAGCCATGCAACTGTTCCCGCTGTTGTGTCAAGCTGAAGAGGTGACATACGACTGGACTGCACAGCGACACAAGCGTACCAAGCGTCAGTCGACTGTTAACAACATAGCGCTTAGACAATTTACAACAGCTCAGTACGCTGAGCTTGCACTGGACTCTGACTGAGAGTAAACTGTATGCCTGCTTAGCCGCAGGTACTTATTAACCCAAGGAAACTTATGAACTACCAAATCAAACTCGAGATGAATCTTGATGCTAACGCATTGCAGGTTTTGTTGCGTACCCTCGACGCAGGCCCTCATGGTCTTATGCGTGGAATGATCGACAACATCATCCAACAAGCGCAAGCTCAAGAGCAGGAAGCACGTGCCGCCGCTGAGGCCGCACCAACTGACGTTGTTGACGGCATGCCCGTTTCTCCCCTAAACTAATCCCATGGGATTACCCGTAGCCGATGCGGTTCATCGGCACCTTTCAACTTGTTCACTTATAGGAAATTATCATGCGTATTGCACACGTTACCCCCATCCTCGTTAAGCGTTACCTCAACGACAAGACACGAGCACGTACAACTTTCTTGCGTGGCCCATCGGGCATCGGCAAGTCCGAGGTTGTGTTCCAGACAAGCAAGCTATTGTCTGAGCATGTATCTAACTGGCAAGGGGTCGTCGACCTTCGCCTTGCACAGATGGAGCCCACTGACCTTCGCGGTATCCCGCACGTTGTCGATGGCCGCACACACTGGGCACGCCCCGGTTTCCTACCCGAGTCAGGTGCAGGTCTACTGTTCCTTGATGAGATCACGTCAGCTCCCCCTTCAGTGCAGGCCGCCGCATACCAGTTGTGCCTGACGCCCGAGGACTTCGGCATTCCCCCTGAGTGGATGGTCATTGCCGCAGGCAATCGCAAGACCGACCGAGGCGTGACGTTTAACCTAGCCGCACCACTGCAGAACCGCATGTGTGACATCGACGTCAACACCACGATCGACGACTTCGTTGCCCATGCAATCACACGTGGCATTCGCCCAGAGATTCTGTCTCTGTTGCAAGACCGCCCTGACTTGTTGCACAAGTTCGAGCCCACTGGTGACATTCGTCCCTTCCCCTCACCACGTTCATGGTTCGCTGTGTCGCACACACTGGAGCTTGACCTGCCCGTGCAGGATCGCGTCGAGCTTATCAAGGGTGACGTCGGTGAAGAGGCGGCCATGATCTTCGAGACACACCTGCGTGTATGGGAATCCATGCCACGTATCGAGGACATCTTGCAAGGCAAGGACGTGCCTGTGCCCAAGGAACTCAACGTACGCTATTGCGTCGCTATGGGCTTGGCTACACGCCTCGACGCTACCAACTTCGACAAGGCATGGAAGTTCTTGGCTAAGATGCCCGGCGAGGTGCAGACACTCACCATCAAACTGGCACACAAGCGTGACCGCACGATCACTAAGAGCGCGGCATTCACACAGTGGGCTATTGCCAACCAAGCGGCGTTTGCAATGAAATGAAGATGGTTGACAAACGACCCGAGCTCAAATGGCAGAACACACCCGTGGGTTCGTGGACTGCCTATGTTGAGAAACGCTCGCGGGCTAGCTCACTCAAGCAGATGCACGTTAGGCATGCGTTTGCGTTCGTCCGCCCTGCCTACAACATGTCTGGGTTACTTGACTCAGACAAGGGTTGGGTTGTGACACGCAACACGTTCGACGATGTGCAGAGCTTCGATGACCTTGCCACTGCGCGTGTGTTTGTTGAGTCGTTGTTCGCATTGGAATATAATTGACCTAATCCCATGGGATTAACTTGTTTACTTACTGGAGAAATTATGAGCACACTATCTGACCGCATCGATGTTGCATACAGCAAGCTCGGTCTGCGCGAATCATTCATTGCCGCCGTCATGACACGCGTCAAGCGCGAGGTCTCTGACAAGGTATCCACTGCCGGTACCAATGGCACATGGGTTCGCTTCAACCCTGCGTTCTGTGATCCACTGACTGACGAGGAGTTGTTCGGTCTCGTGTTACACGAGGCTGTGCACGTTGTCATGATGCACATGTGGCGTCGCGATGGCCGTGACCCTAGCTTGTGGAACTACGCCAATGACGCACTCATCAACGCTTACATCCGTAGCCGTGGGTGGCAGTTACCCAAGGGCGGTGTCAACTTGTCGTGGGTACGTGAGAGCATGTCCTCCGAGGAAGTCTACGCCAAGCTCAAGGAAAATCCTCCGCCCCCTATGGGTGGCTCAGGCTCAGGCTCCGGTGATGGCGAGGGCGATGGCCAACCCAATGCAGGCGGGTTCGATGGCAAGGGTGATCTCGAGGATGCACAAGACGAGGCGACTCGTGTCGACATGGAAGCTACCATTGTGGCCGCCGCTAAGATGGCCAAGGAATGTGGTCAGGGTTCTACCCTCATCGATCGTGTCCTTGACAACGTAGGTCAACCCCATGTGCGTTGGCAAGACGTGACTCGTTCCATGCTGACAGAATCATCTGCCGCTGACTACACGTACCTGCGTCCATCGCGTCGCTTCATTGGCTCTGGCTTGTACATGCCATCGCTTCGCACTGACTCGCTCGGTGGCTTGGCTATTGGCTTTGACACGTCAGGCTCGATGGGCCCCAAGGAATGCAACCAGATTGCCGCTGAGATTCAGGCGATCGTTGACGACTTGCAACCATCCTTCATCGAGGTTGTGTACTGCGACTACAGTGTGACCAAGGTCGAGCGCTTCGAGCGCGACGACTTGCTTAAGCTACACCCCAAGGGTGGTGGCGGCACACGATTCCAACCAGTGTTCGAACACTTGGCTACAAGTGACGACCGCTACTGCGGCCTGATCTTTTTCACCGACATGGAGGGCAACTTGCAGGAATGCGAGGAACCAACCTTCCCTGTTATCTGGGCCGACATCGGCTATTCACACCCGACCGAACCATTCGGCACACGGGTTACTGTTGCATTGTGAGAACTATATGAACGCGACTTTATCTAAAGACGTTATGTACCGACTGACCCGCATCGAGACCAAACTCGTGCGCGGGTTTGAGGAACTGGGCGTCAACATCGACCAAGACCGTGAGTGGTTGTCCGTCGACGAAGAGAACCTCGTTGTGTACGTCTCAACACTGGGACGTTCTATGACTGTGGTACTCAGCGACATGGCACGTGCCGGTGCCAAGAGCGTTGGGAAGTTCTACGACATCGTCAATCGCGGCGAGGTCGTGGGGTCAATTTGTTTCAAGCCAATCATATGAGGACAACTATCATGAATCAGCCAACTCCTGTCACACACATGGGCATCCCTGTACGTTCTGTGTGCTTCCCCCGAATCCCCGCCGACGACAACCGCTTTGTGTGGACTGCCGGTGCAGATGTGCAATCTGTGTGGCGTCGCTTCGGTTGGAAACCACTGGACGAGCTACAGAAGAAAGATGTGCAATGACTAAGTTCATAGATATTTGCGAAGCCGTTTGGGCTGATAACGATGCGCTTGAGGACGCCAAAATAACTTTGCAAGCGATAAAGAAGGCTGATCCTGAAACGTACGACGAGATGATTGACGCTTGCGTAGCGCTTATTGACGCCGCATTAAGTAAGCATATTACTGCGATGGTTGAAGACGCTATAGAAGGGGAACGAGAAGCGTGCATCGATCTTGTTTTAGGACTGCATGCAGCGCAGATGGGCAATCATAATTATTACCACTATGCCGCAAACGCAATCCGAGAGTTAAGGGTGACAATATGATTAAGTACGATGGCTATGACGAGGCCATCATTGGCCCTGCAAGCATCTGGCGAGACAGCACCATGGTATCTGTACTGGTGTATGACGCCGAGAAAATACGGGAGATACTTATGCGTGACGGCATGACTGCCGAGGAAGCGCGTGAATTTATTGAGTTCAACATTGAAGGTGGCTACTTGGGCGTTGAGACACCCGTGCTTGTGTGGCCTGACGATATTTGGGATGAATCGGATGAAGAGTAATTTTGTAAACAACCACTTGTCAATTGGTAGTGAGCAACCGGTGCACAAGTCTAGGTTGTGTAACAAGTGTGAAGAGATGCGACTGCCAGAGGGCGGCGTACAAATGAATCCGTCACGTTGGATTTGTGCCTCGTGTTGGACTAACCGCGTGACTGGACGCAACCTTAAACAAGTTAAAAAGAAGGACGAGAAAAATGACTGAACGCGCAGACGATATGCAGGTGGGTGGCGCTCACTACAAGGACATGCCGATCCAACCATGGGCGGTGATGGAAGCTGTAATGACACCCGACGAGTTCCGTGGGTTTCTCAAAGGCAACATCATCAAGTACAGCATGCGTGCCGGACGTAAGGACGGTAGTGACGATGCAGGCAAAGCGATGCACTACATTTACAAACTACGTGAGTTCAACGATGCGCAAGAGAAGCAAGTACCGGCCTAGAAACATTCTTGTAAACCCCTTGGGCTACGTGCTTGAGAGTATTACTCCTGTGGCAAAGTATGAGCAGTATCTTGTAGACCTGAAGATCAAGACTCATATGGCAATGACAACTTTGACTAAAGGACTTGCGACGCGCAATGATATTGACACGTTGATTGCAGCGGTGAACATAGTAGAAGCCCTATACAGATTGGGCTTTGGTAAAGAGTATGCTGACGTTGTAAAAGACGGACTAGATGCGTTGCGTGATGTAGGTAGAAGAGGTGTTGAGAGCGGCAGATTCATTCTCAAAGCAGACGAGATGAATGCGCTGAACTTAGTAATGGAATTGCACGATGCACAGATGGACATCATCACGATCAAGGACATGGACAAAGCCATTGAACTTGTGAAGGAAGAGTTTCGTCTGCGCAAGATGCGATCTATCGTGGAGACAAAATGAACAACCGCGACATCTATATTTGGATTGCAATCTGTCTAACTTCTTTTTGGGCTTGTGTTTACATAACCATATCAAGGTGGATGCTATGAAAACGGATGAAGACTATGAGTTCGAACGCATTGAACGTGAAAACAGAATCAGAAGTAGTGGCATGGAATGTTGCACCTACGACTGTATCCAAGGAAGGGACTGCCCGATCAGGAAACAGAAGTACAACATGGCCGTTCCCGCCATTCCCAAACCCGAAGGACAAGGGCAACCGAGTTCCGAAGTTCAACCCAGAAAACCATGAGGATGCACCGCTATAAACACCATGGCAAAACTACCATACACATACACAATCTGCCCCGACCAAGAGGCACCGAAGAACTTCACAGCAAGTTGTAAAGACATGGGGGAGTTGCTACGGCACAGCCCTAACGGCGATTTGACCATCAACCAAAAGCGCACAGCTACATGGGACATGTGGTCAGGCAATCACATGGGTCACATCGAGGAAGCATTGCATGAGATGACAAAAAAGGATAAACCCAATGACAAGTGACGAAATTTGTAAACTGATTGAAGTCAACGAACTGACCTTGCATGGTGACATTGAACACTTTGCCGCCCTTGTTGCTTCTGCCGAGCGTGAGGCGTGTGCAGCAATGGCAGAAGCTTTTCACCGCCATCAATACGACTTCACTGGCGACATCGAATTGCACGAAGCAATCCGAGCAAGAGGAGAAACAAATGAGCAAACTTAAATCACTGACATTCGATGAGTACAAAGTAGCGGCCAAGGTCACACTGAACGAGGCCATTGACGAGGAGCCTGATGCAGTCATCGTGCTGATGTTCCACCGTGGCAGTGGGCAATTCAAAATCAAGTGCTCCAAGATTGAGAACCGACTTGAGTTGGTCGGCGCTTTGGAAGAAGCAAAGAACCATGTATTGGTAACGGGGTACGCATCATGAGCACATTCAATTCACGAGTAAGCGAAGTCACCATTGAGATGGATGGCTTGCACATCACAACAGTTACAGCGCCAGACGCAAATTCAGAAGCTGCACCAAACGAAGCGCAGATCGGTGACTTTCACATGAGCCTGTTCACCGCAGCAGAGTGGACTGAGCTTTCGGGTTTGATTGAAACAGCGATAAGGCAGGTGACGAAATGACCGATGACGACCTACGCGATGCCAAGCGGTTTTTGATGGACTTGCACTTCATACAAGCAAACGCGATTGTTGCCACGCAACTGCAAGACAACAAGAAAGCCATCGAGTACATGAAGCGCATTGCCCAAGTGCGTGACGCTATCGGGGCCAAACTCAAGGAGAAAGAATGATCTACGCACTGATCGCCGTGCTGATTGCAAACACGAGTACGGCGACTGGTACTCATTCCCAAGCGAACACTCTTATGTGCAACAGCGTCAGTGCAAGAAATGCCAATTCACTTACACATATCAAGAAAGGAAGATCGGACATGAACAACATCAACATAACAATGTACACAAAGGCTAACTGCCCCAACTGTGAAACTGCCAAGATGGTACTAACTAGCTTCGGCCTGAAGTACGCAGACGTTGACATCGAAGTAGGCGACCGCTTGAAGAACTTACTCAAAGAGTTTCCTGATGCACGTCAGATGCCGCAGATATTTTTCAACGACCAACGTGTAGGTGGCCTTGCAGGATTGCAAGCCGCACTCAAACAAATCGGCAGTGTACCTCTATGATCCTCGTAGACACAGAAGTAGAACGCAGACGCTGTGCGGCCATTGTCCGCCGTGCGATCGTACGCAACAAAGACAACATCATGCACGTGCAAATACTCAAGCGTGTGCTTGAGAAAATTGTTAACCCAAGGGAACCTAAGAAAGAAAACAATGTCACTACTTAACTCACTATTCGGCAGTTCCGGTCAAGCTAATAACAGCATCGCGGCGAACACAGTGACAACCGGCGTGCTTGGCCAAAATCAACTTATTTCAAACCAAGCACAGTGGAACGCAGCGCAAGGAGTTATTGCAGGTAGCTCGTACCCATATGCGGTGTCGGCGTATCGTGCGCTTCACTTAGTAGTTAAACGGGTTGAAAACGGTTACACTGTGGAGATCGGCGGGTCGGTGCACATTGCAAGTGACCTCAAAGAAATTACTGACTTGTTAACTAACAGAGTAGCCGCGACGCTACTCGAATGGAATGAATAATGGACATCCTCACTGTAGATATTGAGACGTACTACGATGCACAATTCAGTTTGTCAAAGATGCAGACTGATGCGTACATCATGGACGATCGATTCGAATTCATTGGCGTGTGCGTTGCACGTAACGCTGAGCCGCCTGTGTGGTTCTCTGGCCCTGAGTCTGTAATCATGGCGTGGATGCACGCTAACTACGACTGGGCTAACTCTGCTGTGCGATGCCACAACACATTGTTTGACGGGTACGCGCTGACGCAACGACTAGCAATACGACCGCGGTTGTGGATGGACACACTCTCCCAAGCCCGCATGCTCTACCCCCACTTAGTCTCTCACTCACTTGCTAACTTAACCAAATTCTTCGGGTTCCCTGACAAGGGTACTGAAGTTATTAAAGCAATGGGCAAACGCCGTAATGACTTTAATCCCATGGAATTAGAGGCGTACGCAGATTACTGCAAGCATGACACGTGGCTGTGCCGTGCAATCGGTGAGAAGATGGATGCGTTCACACCTACACTGGAGACGCGCCTGATCGACATGACTGTGCGGATGTTCACTGAGCCTACGCTTGTGGGTGATGTAGCCATGATGGAACAGTTGTACAAAGACGAGGTCGCCCGCAAGGACATGCTGATGCGTTCACTGGTTGTCGGCAAGGACACGCTGATGTCTAACGACAAGTTTGCTGAACAGCTTGAGATGCTTGGTGTACCCGCGCCCAAAAAGATTAGTGCTACAACCGGTAAGGAAACGTTTGCGTTCGCTAAGAGCGACAAGAACTTCACCGACTTGCTCGACCATGAGAACCCACAGGTGCAGACGCTCGTCGCCGCACGCCTTGGTGTGAAGACAACCATCGCTGAGACCCGTGCGCTCAAGTTCGTGGATACTGCAAAGCGTGGCCCACTGCCGGTGTACCTCAACTTCTGGGGCGCTAAAACCACTGGCCGGTACTCAGGCGGCAACAGTATCAACTGGCAGAACATCCCTGCGCGTGGCCCGTCTGCGGGTCTGCGTAACGCCTTGCTCGCTCCCGAGGGACACACTGTGCTCGTCGGTGACTCGTCGAACATTGAGCTTCGCACTGTGATGGCTTTGGCCGGACAGGATGACGTGGTGGAGAAGTTAGCCAAGGGCGTTGACTTGTACTGTGACTTTGCATCAAAGCTGTTCGGTCGTGACATTACCAAGGCTGACAAGGCTGAACGTTTCCTTGGCAAGACCGCGATGTTGGGCCTGCAATACGGTGCCGGTGCTCAGCGATTCCAAGAGATGGTTCGCATTGCGTCGCGCACTGATCCGTCGGTTCAGCCGATCGGTCTTGACCGTGCGTACGACATTGTGAATCTGTACCGCTCAGTGCACCACAAGGTTGTCGATCTGTGGGGTCGTTGTCAGCAAGTCATTCTGCCGGACATCGCCAATGGTTGCACCATGATGAACGTGGACGTCAATGGTTGGTTTATCACGCAGAAGGATGGCTTTGGCCGCCCCGGTGAGCCCGGTGTCATGTACCACGACCTGAAGTGGGACGGCAAGGAGTGGACATACCTGATGGGAAAACAACGTGTTCGCATCTTTGGCCCAAAAGTTGTAGAAAATTTGTCGCAACATGCTGCAATGCGGATCGTTATGTGGCAAACTGCACGTATTAACCAACGGTATCCCGTGAAGCTGTCAGTCCATGACGAAGCAGTGTGCGTGGTACCAAACGAAGAACTTACTGAAGCTCGTGCCTATATGGAAGAGTGCCTAGCTTTGACGCCCAAGTGGTGTCGGAGCATTCCCGTATCTTGTGAGACGGGTGTTGGCCCGTCATATGGTGCGGCGAAATAGGAAACTTATGACCCAACCAATGCCGCTGTCGTTTAGCCGTCTGTCAACATTTGAAACATGCGAGGCTCAGTTCGATTACCTGTACGTGTCCAAGCGCGTGCTCAACACATCGAACGAGGCATCCGAGTACGGAGACCGTGTTCACAAGTTGCTAGAAGCTAAAGGCCGTGGTGTACTAGACCTCGACTCGTTGTCCGCTGAAGGACGCAAGACGCTAGAGCAGTGGGGCAGTGTTGTCGACGTCATCATGAAACGACCGGGCGAGAAATTGTTCGAGCACCAGATGGCTGTCAATGCTGACCTCAAGCCCGTCGACTGGTTTGCTAAGGACGTGTGGATTAGATCGATTGCTGACGTGCTTGTTGTGGATGGTGACACTGCGTACTGCCTTGACTACAAGACTGGCAAAGTGAAGGACAACCCAACACAGTTGCAGTTGTTTGCGGCCATGGTGTTCTGGCACTACCCTGAAGTAACAAAGGTCAAGACGTCATTCATCTGGCTCAAGTTCAACGAGACAACAAACGCAACGTACGAGCGCAGGTTCTTGGACTCTATGTGGCGGGCACTGAAGCCTCGGTTCACTAAAGTGCAAGACGTGATTGAACTCGGCGTATTTAAAACTAAACCCTCGGGCTTATGCCCATGGTGCGCGGCTAAGGACATCTGCCCTGACGCACGACTGAAAGGTAAACGATGAAGAATGAAGGCGATGTTAAAAAGATTGTCAAAGATGTACTTAAAGCTACTGACAAGTGTTGGTGGTTTATGCCGTCTGCTAATGGCTTTGGTCGGGCTGGCGTGCCTGACTTTGTGGGCCATGTTGATGGTAATTTTTTTGCTGTTGAGACCAAGTTCGGCAAAGGCACTACTACAGCCCTACAAAACAAAGAGATCAGCGCAATACTACAAAGCGGAGGAAGAGTCTGGATCGTTCGTGAGACGTCCGTAGACGTGTGGGAAATGGAATTCAAAGCTTGGGTTGCACTGACATGCTTGTAATACCTGATAAGCGCAAGATCATTATCAACAGCAATGAGAATGCCACTGTGCAGTCTCTGATGCCGCATGCCAAGACGTTCATGCATGGTGGTGAGTCAATGCTAGCTGTGCCGTATGGTGTCGATGAGTCCATCGTGCTGAAGAACTTGGGCTTTAGTGTTCCGGCTCCGATCATGCACTACTACAGTTGGCCTGCGCGGTTCGCGCCGATGGATCACCAGAAGGACACTGCGGCATTCCTGACAACACACAAGCGTGCCCTGTGCCTCAACGCACCGGGTACTGGTAAGTCCATTAGCTCGATCTGGGCCGCGGACTTCCTGCTTGACGAAGGTGTGGCCAAGAAGGTTCTCATCATCGCGCCGTTGTCGACGCTGACCGTTGTATGGGGCAGGGAGCTTAAGCACCACTTGCCGCACCGCACGTTTGTGATCGTCACTGGTACGAAGGAGAAGCGTAAGCAGTTGCTTGAGAAGCCCGGTGTGCAGTACTTCATCATTAACCATGATGGCTTTAGTAACATGGCACCTGACCTCAAAGACTTTGACGTAGTGATCTACGACGAGGCTACAGCACTGAAGTCACCTAGCTCACAGCGCTACAAGATATTTGCTAAGTGGATGCAGACGCACAAGCCATGGCTGTGGATGCTCACTGGTACGCCGATCTCTCAGACGCCTGCGGACGCATGGACACTTGCACGCTTAGTGGATTCACCCACTTGCCCCAAGAGCTTCACGACGTTCAAAGACATGGTGATGCAGAAGGTCACAACGTTTAAGTGGACACCACGTCAAGACGCGCTTGAGACATGCAAGAAAGTTTTGCAACCATCGATTCGCTTTTCGCTTGACGAGTGTAAAGATTTGCCTGACACTAACTTCGTTGGTCGCAAGACAGAGCTAACACCTCAACAACAGAAAGCGTTTAAGGAAATGAAAGACAAAGCCGTGACTGTGTTTGCGGCGGGTGAAGTGACTGCTGCGAATGCGGCAGTGGTGTTGAGTAAGATGTTGCAAATTAGCTGCGGTGTCGTGTACAGCGAGACCGGTAAGATTGCAATCGATGGCTCGTTGAGGTATAATACACTTACTGAATTGCTAAATGAGATTGGTGACAAGGTCATCATATTTGTTCCGCTTCGAGGCGTACAAGATGAGTTGCAAGCGAAGTTAACTGCTGATGGATTCGATGTTGCATCGGTTCACGGTGACGTTAGCAAAAACGATCGCAACCAAATCTTCAACGACTTCCAACACACGGACAGGCCACAGATTTTGTTGGCTCACCCAAAGGTTGCGGCACATGGATTGACTTTGACACGTGCGAAAGATATTGTTTGGTTTGCTCCGATTTATTCACTTGAGCAGTATGAGCAAGCCAATGCAAGGATTCGCCGGTTGACAACAACTGGCAAGACGACTGTGTGGCACATCTGGGCCACTGGCTTTGAAGCAGAGTTATACCGCCGACTCCGCGCAAAGAAAAACACATTGGCGGAGTTTTTGAATTTGGTGCAAGGCATCAACAGTGACGATTAGTTAAACAGTTAGGACTTACTTATGAACTACGAATTAGCCGCAGAGAAATACCTGCAGGTACGAGGTGCTATTGACGCTCTTGAGCGTGAGCACAAAGCAAACAAGGCCAAGCTTATGGAAAAGCTTGTTGCCGTTGAGAACTGGATGACTGCTAAAGCGCAGGAAGACGGTCTCGAATCAGTCAAGACAAATTCTGGTACGGCCTATTGGTCGACACACCATACCGCGACCGTTGCGTCGCGTGAAGAGTTCTTTGCGTATTGCAAGGAAAACGATTCGTGGGACATGGTAGAAGCCCGCGCATCGAAACTGGGAGTCAAGAGTTTCATTGAAGCCAACGGCGCTCCACCTCCCGGTGTCAACTTCTCATCTACTCGTGTATTTAATTTGCGCAAAGCGCAAGCAAAGGAATAATATGAAACGGACTTCAGCGGAAGCCGCTCCAATCGGAGCACAAGTAACATACAAAATAAAAGATGTTACATACGTACCCCACTTTAGAAACAGTGATATATACGTTGGCCCGGGCTACCCCCGTGCTAATAAAGATCGTTATAGCGCGGCGCAATTAATTGCGGCAGGCGCAGTGGCTACAAGTAATCTTTTGTGGTCACGGGGTATTCACGGCGTAGTAACAGACAGCAACCCATAAAGGAATAATCATGAGCAACATTCAAACAGTACCTGCACACATTGCAGCTCGTATCGCCGCCCGCCAACAAGCGGGCACAAAGTCAGCCGTAGCATCTGCCATCGTTGGCAGTGACAGCGGCGGTGGCATTCCCCGTATCAGCATTCGTGCAGGCCGTTACCGCCTGAGCGAAGATGGCGTAGAAACAACAGTTGGCGTCACACTGGACACCATCATCGTTGGTGCTAACCCACGCGTATCCAAGGTGTTCTATGCGAAAGCATTCGATGCCTCTGCTGAGAACGTCCGTCCAGATTGTTGGTCGAATGATGGCCTCAAGGCTGACGCTAGTGTCGAGGCTCCCGTGCACACCAGTTGCGCTGACTGCCCTAACAACGTCCTTGGCTCTAAGGTTCTGCCCTCTGGTGCTAAGTCTAAGATGTGTGCTGACCAACGTCACTTGGCAGTGGTTGCCGCGGCTGACCCATCAAAGGTCTACAGCCTGACTGTTCCCGTCTCTGGCATGAAAGCCTTACGTGAATATTTCAAAGAGCTTGGCAACTATGGCATTGGCCCTGAAGAGGTTATCACTGAGTTGGGCTTTGATGATGCGGCTAGCTATCCCAAGATCACGTTCAAACAAAAAGGTTATGTGCCAGAGAAAGCAATTTCTCGCGTCGACACTTTGATCGCAAGTGATTCTGTTAAAGTAGCTACTCGTCAACTGGCTCCTCAAGCGGCAGGGCCTGCTATTGCGGCACCAACAGCGAAGCAAAGTATTGCGGCTCCTGTTGCGCCAGTACAACAAGCAGTGGATGATGCATATGAAGACGAATCAACGTCCGTAAATGTTCATCAACGTCCACCAACGTCCAAACCAATCGTTGCTCCTGTAAAAGCATCAGATGAATTAGCGGCGAAGCTCGACAGTTTGTTCGACGAGCTATAAAATAAAAACATAAATCGCGCCCCGGGTAACTCCGGGGTTTTTCATCTAGGGGCTTGTCTTGGACACAAAAAACTTTCTTACTCGTATATTTGCCCAACGTGACGAAGTCGTCATCATGGCACACAAGCCTGACCACTCAGGCCAAAATCCCCGTGGGTTCGGTTGGAACCGCGGCTCGTTTGCAGACATCGATGAAGCTGTTGCAAACATTTCAATGTGGGACACTGAGCCCGAAACAACTATTTATTTTTCTGTTGGTGCATTCGCAAACAACAGAGTTGCACGACCGGATGGTCGTGAAAAGATTGAACGCACTCAAGTTAAAGCAACGTGGTTCAAAGCACTTGCACTTGACTTAGACATCGGCAGTAAAACACCGTACGCAACCAAGGCCGAAGGCATGAAGGCCATGATGCCCGCGCTTGCGGCTATCGGTATGCCAGACCCCATGGTGATTTCGTCAGGTAATGGCGTGCACTTGTATTGGCCACTAACACAGGCTGTGAGTAGAGATCATTGGGAGAAAGCCTCCATTGCATTTCGCGTTGCGTTGGAAGAACAGGGAGTTATAATTGACACATCTAAAATCCACGATCCATCCATGGTGCTACGTCCAGTCGGCACGCATCATAAGAAGCAACAGCCATGGAAGGAAGTCAAGTGTGTTGCGGACTGCCCAGACTACGATCCTGCTTCGCTCTTCACAATCCTCAAGCCATGGTTCAATAAAGGCCCTGCGACTAAGAAGGCAACAGCTTCACGCAAAGGTGGGAAGTCCTCGATACTTGATGCGGTGCTCAATTCCAACGACGTCGTCCTTGACGCAGTGGCCTCCAGATGCAATCAAGTCAGGGCCCTTGTCGAATCTGGCGGCGTATTGGATGCTGCTGGTAGGGATGTCGATGAGCCTCTATGGCGTGCTTCACTTGGTCTGGCCAAACATTGCACGGACGTAAAAGAAGCTGTCATCAAGATTGCAGGGAAACACCCTGACTTTGATCTCGACGCAAGCATGAACAAGCTAAACGGTTGGAACGGCACTGGCCCAACAACATGTGCGAAGTTCGAACAGTTCTGTGCGAAGGGATGCGAGGGATGCCCAAGCCGTGGGAACATCACAAGCCCTGCGCAGTTGTCCGTTGCGACTGAGACCGAAGTCGTTACTGCGGCAGGCGAAGAGTTCACGTTCACACTGCCCAAGGGCTATGCGATTCAGAACAACAACATCATGCGTGAGGTCAAGACTGAGATCACGACAACCGATGCAAACGGCAATGAAGTCGCACAGGAAGTTACTGAGTTCGATCACGTCAGCCCGTACGAGATGCACATCACTGGTGTGTACCACGACCCTGCAAGCCGCAAGTCAGCGTTCAGGCTGTTGACCAAATACCCGATGACTGGGTGGAAAGAAACTGAACACGAGATCGTTGTGCTCGCATCGATCGGCAAGGACTTCTCAGGGTTCTTATTGAACCAACAAATCTACATTAAGAACGCAGGACAACAGGAAAAGGTAAGGAGCTATTTGATGGACTATTTATCCATGGTGCAACAGCAAGCGCCCACAGGTTTGGATTTCGTTAACTTCGGTTGGCAAGAGGATGGCTCATTCATGTGCGGCCAGACTATTCTTGGCTCAAGCATTGGTGCAACAGACACACGTCTGCGTGGCCCTGCCGCTAGTTATGCTAAGCTCATTGGCCCGCATGGTGAACGTTCTGAGTTTGTTCGTGCGATGGAGATGCTTAACCTGCCCGGCACTGACAACATTCGTGCGTCGCTGTTGACTGCTACTGTAGGCATCCTTGGCCCTGCGGCGGGTAACGCCACAGCCATCGTGTCGGTTTACTCTGATTTAACAACAACTGGTAAATCACTGTCGATCATTGCTGTTAACAGTTTGATCGGTAGCCCCAAGGCTTTGTTCCTGAGCAAGCAGGACTCAGCGAATGCTTTCTACGGGATACGCGGCATGCTCAACAGCTTGCCTTGCAGTATTGATGAAGTCACGGTAGCAGACGACGAGGCTATGGCAGACATGGCTTACACACTGAGCCAAGGCCGTGAAAAGATTACCATGACGAAAGAGCGTGAGCTTCGTAAGCCTGCTACATGGTGTGGGCCAACTCACATGACATCGAACTATTCGCTGTACAACAAATTTGAAAACGCTCGTGCGGGCAATGACCCACTGAAAGCACGTTGCTTGGAGTTCCATCAGCACGACCGTTTGTTTGTTGCAACTCGTGAAGACGGCCACAGCAATGGTCATGATTTCTTTGCGCTTGTTGAGAAGAACAACGGATGGGCTTTCCCTGAGCTTGTGCAAGTTGTGCTCGACAAGGGTGGCCCAGAACCTGTGTGGAACTGGTCTGAGGCGTCGTTCAATAAGACATTCGGTTTTCTGTTCGAGCCGCAAGAGCGCTTCTATAGAACGCTACTCATTGCATCATGGGGCATGGGTCGCATCGGTCAGGCTTTGGGCTTGTTCCCGTTCGACATCAAGGCAACTATTGAGTACATGATTGAGCGCGTTAAGCAAACTCGTCAGGCCGCTATTGAGAGTAAGTCTGACGTGTTCGACACCATCGGCCAGTTCCTCATGGAACACAACGACCGCTTGGTGCATTGCACAGAGGTATACGGCTCAGGCAAGGAACAGGTGACACAGCCCGCTCCAGAGAAAGCCGTTGCACGTATCAAGGTTGTCTATGATGCGAAGACCCCCGTCATGCCCGGTAGCGTGGCCGCACTCAACTTGACTTTGTTCAGAGCGTGGCTAAACAGAACTAGCGACAGCCTTGACCGTATTGAGCGTGAACTGCAGGCCAATGGTGCATTGATTGCTAAGCGCGAGCGTGTGACTGTGTTCAAGGGTTGTAAGGACAGAAGCCCCGGCCAGACCAACTGCCTGATCGTGAACCTGAACCACCCACGGTTTGCAAGCACGCTGACCGGCACATCATTCAGGGAACAAAGTCCTGTATTACTGGCTGTTCTAAATGGCACAGCTGTGGGACAATAAGCCATCTTTTGTGAGGCAAACATCATGGCACGTGACTACAAAAAGGAATACGCCAACTACCAAGGGCGTCCTGAACAGATCGCTAACCGAGCTGACCGCAACGCGGCTCGTCGGCATATGGAAAAGAAAGGCGTCGTCCGCAAGGGCGATGGCCTCGACGTCGATCACAAGAAGCCCATTGCGAAGGGCGGTGGAAATGGCGGAGGCAACCTCCGCGCAGTTCCTAAGTCTGCAAACCGTTCGTTCGCACGAACACGTTCTGCAGGGATGAAGTAATTACTTCTTGGCCTTGGGCTTAGCGCCCTTGGCTTTGTCATGGGCTACCATTTTCTTGGCAGCTTTGACTTCAATACCCAGCTTCTTAGCGAAGCTAGGATTGTGCGCAGCGGCCCGCATAGTGCGGGCTTGTTTGTCAGACGTAAAAGGCATTATTTACCTTTAGCCATGCACTTGCCAGCGGCTTTGCACTTGGCAGGCATCTTACAGCCGGGGCAGGGCTTGAATGAAGTGGACTTCTTGCCTTCGGCTTTTTCCATCTTCATGTACATCTTCTTGGAGCCAGCAGCTTTCATTTCCTTGGCTTCTTCTTTCTTCGACTCTTTACCTTTAAAGGGCATCATAATAACCTCCAGTTAAATTAACAGTTCCAAGCGCGTAACGATTTATTGATGCGGGAGTTCGGGTCTTTAGCCGTCTTCTCGCTAGTCAATTTCTTTTTCATGCCTTCCATGCGGGCACAGAATGAATCTCGACGTGGGCCACCCTCTGGTTGAGGAGCCTTGAGCCCCGGCTTCCCGGGGTTCGCTTTATTGTAAGAGGCACGCCCCTTGGCGTTCAAGCCGCCCTTTTCGGACTTGCCCTCTTTACGTTGCCATGCGGGTGTCTTAGCCATTACTCTTCTCCTCGTGCTTTCGCCAACTCTTTTTCCATGCGAACTTGCAAGTCTTCTAAGGTCTTATCAAGCTCATCATAGTCTGGGTAGCCCTTGCGGTACTCATCACGCTTAGCTTTGTTTATAGCGGTCTTGAAATCACTTTCAATTCGTTTACGAATGATCTCATTCTGCGCGGCTTGTTCATCCGCGTTGTAGTCATAGAACTTCAAACCAAACGCACGTGCAATAAACAACGATGAAGGTTCACCCCCTGTGAGGCCAGTCTTTTCGTCGATCATATCTTGAACTTTACTAAGATTCCTAGAATTGAACAAGGGGATTGTTGCTGTATCGTACGCAAACTTAGTAGTAGTCCACAGCTTTTGCCATTCAGTATCAGTTGGTGTGTGCAGTGACTTGCCGGTGTATGGGTCAACGCCACCTACTATGCCGAGAACCGCACTGACGAACGGGCCGCTAGGAGTAAGCGACGCAGGAATCCACGACTGCCCAGCCATGCCGTTTGGCAAGCCACGGGTGAACGATGACGTAGGGAAGTAGTCACCGAGCTTATAGTATACAGGGTTATCATCGTCGCCCATAAATGGGATACGGATGTGTGTATACGGGCCCACAGAACCAAACATACGTTCGCGAAGAGACTCTGGCCCCTCCATGCGTTTTTCTTCATCGTCATCACCCGCTGCGCCGCTCATAGCAGCTTCGAGGATCATGTACGCTGTCAGCACGCTAGCTAACTTCCATGGTTCATACACAGCGATACGGCCAATCACAGGTGCCATGGCATAGAACCATGAGATGAAGGGCATTACAGTCTGGCGACCGATCTTGACAGCCTTAGAGTCGATGTCGTAGTCACCAAATGCTTTGCGAGCAAACAGACCGGCTTCCTGTAACATTTCTTGTGTAGGTGTCTTAGCGCCTGCACGGTTTTGCAAGGCACCTGCAGTCTTGAGGAATGCAGCCAAACGGAAAATATTATCTTCAGCAGCATACATCTGTGAAGACACTTCGTCCATAAACTCCACGCCTTTGCCTACCTTGGCAGCTTGCTTTTGCAGGAACTCAGCTTTGGACTTCTCAATACTGAGCCAACCCGCCACACGACGCATAACAGAAACGTCTTCGCCACCACGTAAGTTCTCAGCGTGGGCTTTGTAAAGAGCTTCCTTCACCTCAGCGCTTGAGTAGTCAGCCAACATGGCACCGGAATCCCGGAAGGCCATCATCAGCGCAAGATCGTTTTTATTTAGCGACTTGGGGTTAGCTTCGTACTTAGCCAAAATCTGCGACGCTTCCAACATTGTGGAGAACGAAATGTCATGCACCATAGCCATAGTGACGTTAGATGCAGTGTTGGTTACGTGCGTACCAAAGTTCCACACAGTCTTGGACTTCTTAAACCAACGCATGATGTTGTTGGTCGCACGCCAAGGTACGACTGGTTGTCTGTCCGACATGTCGCCCAAAGCGTTCCATACTGGGCCGGGCAAATACTTACCAGAGAGCTCGCCATAGACAGGTGAGTTTTCAGGAATTTTTACCCATGTGCCAGACTGGCGGTACAGAGCTTTAGTCTGTGGTGAGCGGGAAATTTCACGTGAGACTTGCAGAACTTGGTTTTCCAATACATTGGTTTTTAGCGCCTTATTAAGTTGCTCTAAGTTGTCAAACGCCACTTGCGCGTGGACGCTACCCCCACGTCCCATACCATACACTGACTTAATAAAGTTCTTACTAGCGTAGTTGTTTGCCAGAGCCGCAATAGTGTTGCGCAAGGCGTTGGCTACGTCGTTTGCCTTTTGATCGGCAATCTTTTCTCTAGCGGTAGTGTTGGTAACAAAGGAATATTTTTTATCCTTAAAGCCTTCAAACAGCCACTTGCGTGATGTGTCAACAGTAAAGCCCAGTGGGTTTGTGTTGTTAAGTTCGGCGAAACGAGCGGCAGAAATAAACCCAGCAGAAATCATCCCACCTGCGGGCGTTGCGTTGTTAGGCTGAAATACTTGGTAAACATCGCCGTCGAGTACCAGATCACCGTTGTCGTCCTTCTGGAACCAATCTTGGTCAAGCTCAGTCATGCTTTCGCGCTTTAAGCCTAGCACTTCATTGATCTTTCCAAGTCCGAATGTACTGCCAGCTACCTGCTCAGTGCGCTCAGGGAACAGTAAATTTTCAGAGAACTTGCGGCTGTTAAAGTACCGTTGTTCAACCGGCGTTAGTTCTTTAACATAAAGCTTAAACCACGCATCAAGCTTGTCGGCAACGGCCTTCATTTTCATGGAGTCTGGCAACTTGTCTAGTGCTTTCTTATCACCGTCAAGGTACGCAAACAATGCGTTGACTTCATTAGCAGGGCGGCGTGAGATAACATTGGCCAAGTCCTCAGCGTACTGATAGCCAATACCCTTGTCGAGCTTAAACCGATCCATAACTTTGGACACGGTCTGGTCGACGTTGTAGCGTGAGTTAATCCAACCTAGAACGATCTCAGCTCCGGGGAAGTTCTTAGAGATGAATTCACGCATCTTGTCACCAGCTTTGCCGATGAGCTTCTCCATGTTGGCTTTGCTCCAACCTACAGTTTCAAACCCGCGTTGCAATAATTGCAACTGCACGGCATTGGACTTATTGAACCGGCTGTAGTCCTGTTCTGTAACACCCAGCGCAGCGGCGACTTTAGCGTCAGATAAAGACCTTGTAGTTTCAACAGCCGCTTTCAATACGTTACCTGTACTTGGCGCTGTTTGCTCTGCTGCACGGGCGGCTTCTAACAGCTTAAACGTGTTCTCCATGACATCACTAGCAACAGATTGCTTAATACCAAGCATGCGGCGAACCAAAGCGTACACAAGCTCCATGGTATCGTTAGCAAACTTGATGAAAGTACGAGGGGCGTTGCTCTCCATACCTTGCAGTGCGCGACGGAAGTCGTTAAGGGTATTCCCGTATGAAATCAACTCAAGGACAGCGTCTAGCTCAGCAGTCTTACTCTTGCCAGCCAGAACCTTTTTAAGCACAGCCTGAACTTCAGCGGCTTTAGGTGGTAGCTTTGCCGTGTCAAAATTGACCACGCGCATGAGAGAGGCTTTGAGGTCAGAAACAAGTTGCGATGTTGGGTTGCTGTAGACATACCACTGTAATGCACCGTGCAAAGCTTCGTGTAAAGCTACTTCTCTACTGCTCGTTCTATTAATTGTGATGGTGTTGGTTTTGGGGTCATACTGGCCTTTACCGTCTTCAGTAAACACAACTTTTATGTCACGTTTACCGGCAACAGCGCGTTTGATGGCCAGCCCCAATGTCTTTTCAAATGGAGTCCCAGTAGTACGGATGTAGTTCAGGATACCGTTGATACCTGTCTCTACTGGCCCTTTACCAAATGTTGCGTATCCTTCAGTAGCTGCTTCCACAAGTTGTGGAGCAGCACCCCTTGCTGTAGATTCCCGTGACTGACGGACTTCATTAGGGTTTGTGGCAAGCAGATCAGGTTCGCCTATAAAAGACTCACTCTTCGCCGCCGCCCATGCGCGGGACAACCGTATATCAGCACGTTCGTAAGTTTGATCTCCGCGTCGTTCTTTTTGTGCGCGGTCTTTTACAAACCGGACAATCGCTTCGACGTCTTTGGCGTTGCCGCCAACAGCTTCGCCTAGCTTAGCCAAGGCCGCCCGCACCGCGTTTGCATTTGCCTTCATGGCAACTGCTCGGTTGGCTACAACTTGGTCTGCGGTTTCATCATTACCAATGATGTCAGGCTGATCTTTTCCGGTACGTACTAAATTCTGCGTTGAGTAATTTTCATACGTTTCAGCAAAATTACGTGCGGCTTCGGCAATTTGTTTTATTTTTTCGCCATATTTAGCCGTGGCAGCTTCGTCTTTTTCGACAGACTTAGCCTTGCGCACCATGACACCAGCTTTTGGTCTTACGATAGCATTGCGGATCGCGGCATATACCTGTGCAGGCATAGAGGGTTTACCCGGAGCTTTTCCAGTTTCACCCTTAACTGCCGCAAACAGGTTATCAGTCTTCTGGTCTTCGGCTTCAACAGCTTTAAGAACAGAATCAATTTCGTTGTCTTCTTTGATGGCCTCAGATACGTCCTTGGGGCCAACTGTAACCGCAACTACTGGGGCAACGGCTGGGGCTGGTTTTTGTCCTTGCGTTTTTGTTTTGACGGTTTTAGGGGTTTGAGCGCCATTTTTGGTAACGGGAACGGTAGAAGAAACGCCTGCCACAACTGGGGCGGCAGGCAAAGGGGCGGTCGTAGATGCACCACCCAAAGGAGAAACAGCAGCGGGTTGGTCGACAGGAGGCGTAAAAGCTGGGCCAGCGGCAGTTGGGCCACCCTCTTCTTGAGCAAGCACCTGCTGGCTATTCAGAATCGGGGTTTGGAACATGCCCGTACGAATTTGTGACAAAGTACGGCGCGGTGCAGGTTGTTGTATGTTGGGTTCGCGACCGGGCGAGGTCAGGTCTATAGGCGCTGCGGGCTGTTGGTAGTACACACCGGGAGCGCTCTGGATAATACCGGGCGCAATTTCTTTGCCAGTCTCTACCTGCTGCAGTTGTTCATCACCTGTGAGCAAGCCACGACTACCGCTGATGTAGTCCTCGGAAGGTGCACGTGCTCCGCCGATTAAATCAACTTCACGCATGCGGTCTTGCGCGGGGGTAATACCCAACAAGGAATCAATGCGAGCTTGAAGGTCGATGGGTTCTGCCTCGGTTGTGATGCCCTTAGTCATCTCACGGAACTTATCGCCCTCGGTCTGTTCGATCTCGCGGAGCTTTTCTGTGCGAGCGTCTTCCATATCCAACTGGGTGTCGAACCACTTGTCGATATCTTGCTCTTGAACGCCTTGACGCTGAGCTTCGGCCATAATCATATCTATGGCTTGAGCGCGAACTTCAGTAGGTGTGTTATCGCCGTACAAAGCCTCTTTGAGTTTGGCTGCGTTACGGGCTCGGCTAACATGCGAACCAAAGGCCAATGGGCCTAGCAACAAAGTAAGGCCAACACCACCCAAGGCAGACTGCTTAGCCATCTCACCAAGGTCTTCTGGAGCCGCGCCGTAGGCTCGCTCCACCATCGAACTACCTACGTCTTGAGCTACTTCAGTGCCCGGCTGCACAGCCAAGTTTACGCCCATACCTTTTAGGAAGGGCTTAGAGACAGCGGTGTCTGTTAATGCACCAGCTACACCAGAAGTAGTTTTAGGAGCTCCGCGCAAGGCAGTTGCAAGAGGTTTAAAAGCGCGAAGACCTACAGCAGTAGCTGCGCCTTCTAGTGGGCCTTGGATTAGACCAACACGGCGAGCCGCCGCTGCAGCATCTTCTTCAGAAATACCTTGGTCAATAAGCTTGTCGTATGTTTCCTGTGCGGACGACGTACCAAACAGCGTAGCGGCTGCACCGGCAGCGGCGGCAGTGCCGACACCGGGAATAAACGCCAGAGGCGCAGTAGACAGTACAGGAGCTAAACCACGAGCACCCATCGTCAATGCTTCGCCCATAAGCCCACGACCGCGATTATCAGGGATGTACGCAGGAGCACGAGCCTCTGCGGCTTGAGCCATCTCACGACCATACGCGGGGGCAACACCAGTGTACTCAAGCCCTTGCCCAACCATCTTAGGCAAATCAACAACAGCACCGCCCATAGCCTGACGGCCCATTTCCGCTAGCGTGCCACGAGGCTTAAAGCCTAAGTAACTTGCCGTGTCCTCAAAACTTTTACCAACACGCCCTGCGTAGTCTCGAATCAACTCATCATCAGACAAATCACGCATGGAGGACGGCACTGCCGCCCGCAAGTCGTTCATGTTATAGATCGGCATCGTCGCTCCAGATTATCGGCGTGGCAATAAATCAGCGTACCAAGGTCTTGGCAGCCCGGTGTTACCACCAACGAATTGATATCCTAACTCATTTAATTCGCTGATTGACAAAACTTTAGTTGTTCCGTCTGGCATTTGAACGTTGTAGCCTGAGCTCCCTGCACGACCTAAAAGTTTTGTGTTCTCAGTACTTAGCGCAGGGGGAGCAACAGTTTTTGTCAAACCTTGTTTAGGTGCGGCAGCGGGGGGCGGAGCTTCACGGTCTTTAGCGTAAGCATCACCACCTAAACTAACACCGGTTTGCCCCCCTGCAGTGTTACGATTCAGGAACTGTGTGACACCAAGTCGAGCAGCGTATGCGTCTTTTTCTCCTTGCGGTAAACGATTATTGCGTGGGTCTTTCTCCCATTCACGATACGCACGTAGGTTCTCTTTGTCTACATCGTCCATTCTGACTGGGCCAGCGGCTTTGGGAGCTGCGCCAAGTGGTACGGTGCCCCCAGCCTTAACATTCAAGAGGTTAAACTGCTTGATAAGACCTTGCCCCTTAGCACCGGCTTGCTCTTCTGGTGTAAGCGCCTCAAATTTTTCGACGAGGTCAGCCCTAGCGGTAGCGTTTTCTGCTGACTCCTTAAGTTGCTTAGCTTGAGCACCACGCAAACCAACAGTAGCCCTAGACGCTTCCGCAGCTGCGCCTTGCGCGTCAATCGCAGACTCTGTTTTCCGCAAATTCATCATCCAAGAACCAATGGTCTCAGGCTCAGTTGCTTGCTTGTTCAGGTACTCAAGCGCAATTGCTTGGTTCTTAAAAGTCTGTGACTCCTTGACGGTTTTGGTTGCCTTGTCGATAAAGTTGAGCGTAACAGCACCGCCCTTACCCGGCACGATGGCCAAGTCGGTCTTGTCGTCAAAGTCAGGGTCTGTGTTATACAGCTCGCCGACCTGATTGATGTTTTTACCTTGCAGTTTTTTTCTAACGTTGTTCTTGAATGAGTCCATTTCAGCATTCTCAATGCCGAGGCGGGTAGTCACAACCTTTTGCCACTGTGCGGGTGAAAACTTAAATTGCTTAAACGCAGCCTCTTTAAGGTCTTTAACGGACATGTCAGGGTTCTCTGCTGCGTAGCTAGAAAAGTCAGTTTCTCGTTGTTGTTCGGCATCAGTGCGCGTAAGTTGATTGATTCGCAAACCAGTTTCGGTCTGCCTAGTAGCAAATTCCTGTGACTCACGACCTGCACGTTCTACATCACGGGCTTCTCGGGCAATGGCTCGCTGTTGTTCAAACGCACGGGCTTCCAACTCGTCGGCTTTGGCTATGTCACCATACTGGCGATACACACCTGCAAGACCTTCTGTACGCAGCGGCGCAGCCGCTTGGCGAGCTTCTTGGCGAGTTGCAAAGTTGGTAGGGCCACTAGCTACAGAGAAATCAGGAGCAGTTAAACCTTGACGACGTGTCAGTTCGGCAATGGCTTGGTCGTACGCTGGAGCTTGCGTTGGGTCTTGCTCGCGCAGACTTTGAAGCTGTTGGATGTTCTCTTGCAAGCCGGGGCCATAAGCACCTTCAGTGACGCCATAACGGCCAGCTTCTTGTGCTAGGCTTTGCTTTAGCGCATCTTCCTCGCGCATTTTAATACCGCGCTCAACGGCTTGTGCGCCTACTTGAAATCCTGCTGCAAATCCCATGATTAAACCTCCAACATCTCAATGCCGAGACCGGCGTAGTTAACTGCTTTGTAGCCGTCAGGCATTGTGAATACCATAGCTGGGAATTTCTTCTCAACGTCATCGGCCATCACGCCCAAGAAGCGCTTGCCGGTTCCACCGATGTACTCAAACTCATAGAGCGGCAGCATGGTACGCTCGTCGCGACCAACCACTTCAATATTTTCTTTAAGGCGGCGGTCAGAGTATTTGAACGCGGCAGTTGTGCCAGCGCCAAACAAAGTTCCCATAACTTGACCTTCTGCGCTAAGACCAGCATTAAAGGCGCTAGTTTGTGCGCCGAGAATACTACCTTGGCCTTGAACACCAAGTCGGGCACCTTCTAAGGAGTAATTTGCGCCTTGACCGAACGACCTACCATACTGATCTCCCGCGGACATTGAGGAAGCTAAGCCAGTAGAACCTGAAGCGTTGGCTGCGCCGTAAGCGCCAAGAGATGCGCCAGATAAACCACGGCCCAAGCCAGTAACGTCCATGCTACGAGCAAAGCCGGTTTGTTCAGCCTGACGACGGGCGTTGGTAGCTGCGCCTGCGGTCATACTTGCAAGGCCTAGAGCGTTTTGATTTCTTAACATTAACCCAGCACCAGATGATGGATTAATACCGCGACGAGCCATCTCACGACCGCTAACACCCTGCGCAGATTGGAATGCATTTGCCGCGTCAGCCGAAGCTTGGGCAGCGAGTTGGGCTCTGTTACCCTCGGTGTTGTACTCCCGCGCCTGCCTGACTAAACCTTCTTCCAACGGTCGGAACGTTGCTTTTTGGTAGTCGTAGTAGTCTCGCCCCTGCCGCATCAGTTCATCTTGGGCAGAAATCTGCGAAGCAGCAACTCGTTCAGCCAGAGGTTTCATCTCCTCGTACTGACGCTGTGCGAAGTCCATTTGACGATTGCCTAGACGCTCTGCAGTAGCAATACCACGTTCCGTGGCAGCGGCCATGGCCGAATAGTCTGGTGCTGGTTGCGATTTTCCGCCCATATTTACTCCTTGCGCAGCCAACGACAGTTGTCAGGCCGCATTACCAAAATCTGCATATCAGCGCCGGGAGCGCCGTCTTTCATTACGAACTCTTCCTCAAACCCTAGATGCTTATCGAATTCTATGATATGCGGTTCATTTGTGGGCACCATACCAGTGAGTCTTTTTAACTGGCAGTGGTTAAATGCGTAGTTGCACACATGCTCGAAGAGGGGGATGATCTGCTTCGTCTGCCGTGCGATGGCTATGTGACACGTAGCGTTGGAACCATTGTAGTTGTTTATGACTACTCCGGCTAGAACCTCGTCTCCTTGCATGACCCCAAGCGCATAGAAACTACCCCAGTCGGCGACTTGACCGACACGCTCAGCAACCCAAGCGCCAATACGATCCTTCTGGTCAAAGACAAGTTCTGCCATGTGCGTATTATGTCTTATTGCGGTGGAGTTGGCCAAGTGATTTCTGTAGGATAACCTGCCTGCGTAGTAATGTCACGCAACTCTTGGCGGTATGTGGCCCATGCGGCTTTGGTGGCTATCGACACGTCGGGCATTTGAGTCCAGTCAGAAGCAACAAGAAAGCGATTGCGCCGTTCTCTAGCTTTGGTTTCTAGTACCGGAATGTCGGGAATCCACTCTTTAGTGACGTAGTCAAAGATGTAGTCGGCGGCAGGCGGAAAGCTAGTTGTAACAGTCCCGCCAACAACTTCAACCCATGGATTTACTCTTTCGTCGTCTGGCTGTGTAGAGACTTCATACTTTTTGGTGTCTGAGTTAAACCACATCGTTCCGCGGTAGTCAGCAGTAAGCTGCCAAGCGGTGCCAGTCCATTTAGGGCGAAGCTTTCCAGAAGGCTCGGGCGGGGCGTCGGCTACGCCTACATCGGAATCCGCATAGATCGTGCTGCTGTAGAAGTTATGATCGTCGTATGTGTATTTCATGCTCGGTTAACCACCCATCGTAAAAGCGTAGGTACTGATAAAGAAGTAAAAGTGCTAGACACGTTGGTAATCAAATACTGCCGCAAATAGATAAAGACGCGGTTATCGTCCGTGGTTGTTGCCCCGCCAACTGAATAACGCCTGTTCACAACAACTTCAGCAACAACAGTAATATTAAACTGGCCATCCCCTCCAACATAATAGCCCTCAGACAAAGTGTGAGCGCTGCAGGAGAACGGCTGTCTCAGGATGACCGCAAGAGGGTACTGTGAAAAATAGTCGTCGTAGATGTTTGTCGCGATTAGTTTGTTAATGGTTACAGTAAAAGTAGTCCCAACAGGGTAGGGCGTATCAATTTGAGTAGTGCCGCCCTCATCGTTGTAGAACGTACTGGAATAACCTAGTACAGACTGAGTTGGTAGGGTAATAGTCCCATTCTCCAACACATCGCGTCTTGCCACGTTCATGGTGTTAGCGGTCAGCGACGATGCAGTAACTGCGCCTGAAAAACTACCTGTTGCACCAGACAAAGCACCGCTAAATGTACCTGTCGCACCAGACAAAGCACCACTGAACGTACCAGATGCACCAGTCAGATCACCCTTGAACGTAGCATTACCCGCGTTATCTAGAGCAAAAGTGGCAACGCCGTTCCTAGTACCGACAATACCTGTGCTGCCGATATAGAAACCGTTGGCTCCAGACGCACCATTAAGCGCAGGAGTTCCCACAGTAATTGCGGATGCTGCGTTTAGCGTCACGGGGCCTGTCAAAATCTGAGCGCCAGACCTTGCGAGTTTGGCATCAGCAGCGGCTTGTGCATTGGCAGCGGCGGTAGCAGCGGCATTGGCTGTGGAGTTAGCGGTGTTGGCTGTAGAGTTAGCGGTATTAGCTGTACTCTGGGCATTTGAAGCTGCTGTGCTGGCTGCGGTAGCCGTACTCTGGGCAGTAGAAGCCGCGGAAACGGCAGAATTTGCCGTTGAGTTAGCAGTATTTGCTGTGGAGTTGGCCGTGTTAGCCGTAGAGACAACAGTCGAAGCAGCAGTGCCATCGATCGAGCCAGTGACGTTGCCAGTGAAAGAGCTTGCACCAACGGAAGAACCTGCAGACAAAATCACTGTGCCGTCAGCCGCACGGATGGACAAACCGTTAGAGTTAATCTGAGACGCAGACAACTGGCCGCGGATAGACGCAGCACCGAACTCAGCCGAGCCACTACCATCAATCTTCCACCCAGCAGAGCCAGAAACGTAGTTAGCTGACTGAATGTACTGGCCAACGCTGATCGATCCAGCTCTAATTTTGTCAGCAGACAGGAAAGCAATCTTGGCGTTGTCAACTGCAAGGTCAGCGATCTTGGCGTTTGTGATTGTGCCGTTCTGAATATAGCCATCAGTCATGTACACGCCAGCAGGGACTGCGACACCGTTAATCGTCGTAGCTGAAGTCCGCACAATGAAAGGCATCGTGGGTGTGATGCCCGGGCCGCTAGGGCTTGCAATGTAGAACGAATCCGCACGGACAGAGAACGTACTGGTAGCCGTAGCATTGTTGGCGGTTGAGGCCAACCCAAAACCAGAGACATAACCGTTGAGGTCAACCTTGACCGTATACTTGCCTTCTAGATTCTCGCCACTTGCTTTTGTAAAGTAGTTGGCCTGCAAAGCCGCGGTCGTTGTGTAGTTGTTCAACGTGCTGGTAGAAACCAGTGTCGACGTGGCCGAACTGATTGCAGAGTCTGTGGCGGTCTTGGTGTAGTAGTTTGTTGTTAGCGACGCAGTTGTCGTGTATGAGCCCAGAGCATTGTTCAGGGCAGTCGTAGAGACCAAGTTCTGGGTCGCCGAGCTGATCGCAGAATCTGCCTGAGTCTTAGTGTAGTAGTTGGTTTGCAGGGATGCCGTAGTGGTGTAGTCACCTAATGCGGTCGCTAAACCAGATGTTGAAACTAAACCTGTAACGGCTGCAGAAATGGCTGAGTCTGCGCCCGTCTTGGTGTAGTACAGAGAGTTAAGCGTCGCCGTGTTGGTGTAGGCACTCAGAGCACTGTTAAGCGCAGTCGTTGATACAAGATTAGTCGTAGCTTGGCTAATTGCTGAGTCGGCTGCAGTTTTTGTGTAGTAGTTTGCTGTCAGTGTCGCAGTGTTGGTATACGCACTTAGAGCTGAATTCAAAGCCGTGGTCGATACCAAAAACTGTGTAGCTGAGCTAATAGCAGAATCTGTTGCTGTCTTGGTGTAGTAGTCCGCAACGAGGCCAGCAGTGGTTGTGTAGTTGCCAAGCGCGGTATTAAGCGCCGTTGTAGAAACCAGTGTGCTGGTCGCTGAAGAAATAGCCGAGTCAGCAGCAGCCTTGGTGTAGTAGTTCGTCAGTAGGGTTGAGCGTGTAGCTGGAAGACCTGTCGTGGCGTCATTGACCTGCGCGCTCAGGGTTTGGCGTAGCGTTGACTCAGCACTTAAATCACTAACAACCGTAGCAATCTGCGTTGTGTGCGCGGCCACAACTTGGCCCAGAGATGTGTAGTCTCCGACCTTTGTCCAGTATGTAGTGTTGGTAGGTAGATTGCCTGTGGTTGTGGACTTTGCTTGGTAAATACTGCCGTTGTACGTTACCAGATCATTAAGAACATATGTTGTAGAAGCCGAGTACGCAGGCGTATTTTGCAAGTCATTAACTTGAGCTTGAACCGCACCAACACGAGCGTTCACAGACCCAGAAACACTGGCTGCAGCATCAATCAAATCAATGCGAGCGCCCAAATCAGCGTAAAGCTGCGCGGCTGTGAGTTCGCCAGTAAGCGCCTCTAGAAGCTTGGCGACATCCTGACCTGTGGTTACAACCAGTCCATTGGTTCCGCCAGCAGGGTTAACACTGAGAACACCGTCAACAGATTCCCACTTAATCCACAGATGCCACTCGGTGGCTGGGTTTGTAGAGTAGGACGTGACTGCACCAGCAAACTGAGTAATCTCAACTGCATCAGCAAAGACAGGCTGCGGCGCACTACCCGCCCGGGTAGCACCATAGATACGAGAAAGTCTGTGCCCATGACCTTGCGAATATGTCTGATCGTCGCACTCAATGACGATATTTGAAATCGCACCAGACGCAGTAAAACCGGTCGGTGTAGGTGGCGGAGTCAGGTCAGGGACGTAAGCATCCGTGATCGACGGGCCCGCCAGCAAGGGTGCAGAACCACCACCGAATTTAAAATTGCTAACAGATGCAAAGCCAGAGTCAACCAAGTCGCGTAGCGTCACACCACGGTCAAGCGGGTCGCCCTGCTTACCCAAATAGGTCATCAAGGTTTCGCGGACACGAGCGCCAAAGTTACTGGCGCTGTCGCTTGGGATGTCGTTTCTCATAGCTGTTTGAGTTCCTCAATAGATGTCGCAATGGCTGCATCTTGGACAGGGTTCGAGCCTTCCAACTCAATCTGAAACTCGAATGCGCGGTAGCCACTGGGCAACCTAAACGGATTGCGGTCTGCAACGGTCTGCGTGTGCTTTAAGACGCCATCAGCGTACAAGCGGAATGTAACAGGGTATGCGTTGGCCACAACCACTGCAGCAGCAAAATTAATTGGAACACCTTGACGGAATGGCTTGCTGCGTGAGCGGTATGTCAGGGCAGTGCCTGCGTCCCACTTGCCGATGTTTGCGCCGTTCAGCACATAGAGCTGATCTTTCAGGCTGTCAAAGTACATGGCTTCATAGCCAACATCAAGGAAGTAAATACCGCCACCACTGGGGTCAATGATGAAACCCTTACGACCGGAGCCGTCGTTGTAGCTGCCTAAGTACATACCCTCATACATCTTGCCAATGATGCTACTTGGAACCAGTGCTTGCCAGTCTTCACGAAGCATAACGCCATTAGTAATAACCCTAGCACCATCTTGGCCAAGCCAGCACAGACCATCTTCAGAAGCCCAAGCCACACCAGTACCCATGCTTACAATAGAACGTGCAGCTACGCAGGCTTGGTTGATTTCCAAGGGCTTTTGATCCATACCATCAGGGGTCGAGCCTTGCGCAACCAATGGGCGTCCGGTTGTTAACACCAGCAAAGTTTGCCCGAACACGCCAAGGCCAACAGGTTTGCTGTCTGGTGGGATGATCTCGTACGTTGGAGGCCATGCGTAAGGCGTGTAGGGCTCACAGATGCGCACCGAGTTACCCGAGATACCACTCATCATTCCGTTCCACATAGCCGTCAGATTAGACAGCGTTGGCTCAGTGATGCTCGTCGCACCGCCCGTAGCAATACCGGGAGCTGGGAACCAGAAGTTTGTTGACAGAACCTCACCCAGTGTTTGGTTGCTGTCTGTCGTTGATGATGTCGCGATTGAGATTTCGCTAAGGAAGTAAAAGTCAGTCCCTGTTGAGCTACCCTGCGTGCGGTAGATGCGAATCCTGTTGATGTCATAGTTGCCAGACGGTACTGAGCTAAATCCAGAGATGGACGTCGAGCCTAGGTTGTCCCGGGTGACTAGGGCGCTCACGGGTGACGGGGCTGATTCCCAGCCCGCGCTGCTTACATAGGTGTAGACGTAGTAGTAATACTCGATGACTGGCGAAGTGGCACCGGAGTTTGTACCAGTTACCGTAGGCGCACCCACGGGTGCAGGGATGCCCATCGGGCGAGACGTTGTGGGGTACGGGGCAGTGGCCAGACCAAGGATGTTGTCGGTGAACTTGGGGATGCCATCGCCAGTGTAGAAGGTCTGCTCGGTTGTATCGTTGGCGTCAAAGCCACGCACCACATTCACAGCAGTTGTCCAGCTAAGCCAGTACTGAGCATCATTGTCAATGTCACGACCCATGCGGTAAATCGTTTGTCTGCCAGCCGTAGAAGCTGCAACAGTCAGAGGGGATTTCCAAGGGCGCAGATCGCCACGCCCGGGTTTTTGGTTGCGGGATGCGACACCTACAGTCTCAGGCAACAGAACGGGGTTGATAGCCCGGTTCTCACCGGAAAAACCCGCATAGCGAATAACGGCCATGGCTAACTCCTATATGCCTAGATTGTAGTGTTAACCACCCAAAACAGCTAGGGCCTGATTGATGTGTTTGATGCGATCGTCAAGGCCGATTGTGCCTCCGTTGATGCGTTTCGTCATGGTCACGAAATCACGGCCATCGGCAATCTGGTTGAGCTTGTGTGTCTGCCAGAACCAGCCCGCAGTTTGAGCGGCATACTTGGGTGTGCGTACCAGTTCAGGCTGCATCACGAAGTCTTCTCCGAGGGCCTTGCCTGCGTGGTAGAAATTGCTATGGCCAGTCAACTGGAGGAAGCCGGAGCCGCGGAAACGAAAGCCATCCCCAGAAGCCTCATCTCGGTTTCCCATACGGTTGCCGTAAATCCTATTGGCAATTTTTTTAGGCTGCTTCTCGTAGGCAGCAGCTTCCTCGGGTGTAAAGCCCCACGCACGCTTAGGCGTCTTGGGAAACAGCTTGAGCAAGGTGGCAGCCCTGTAGTTCAGGTTCTCTTCCATGATCTTGAAGTTGCCGCACTCGTGGCCACACTGGCCGATCCAGCTGGCTTGCTGCAAGGGTGTGAGAATACCGAACCGCTCGAAGGTCTCGTTGAACGCGTCTGCCAACGAGGGGTCAATATGCATCTGTTTGAGTTGGTCAGGACTTACCATTGATTATGTTCCTTGCTTCGTTATAGGCGTCAATGCACGCGTTCAGTTGGGCCGCGTTTCGGTCGCCTTGGGCGACGATTTCTGCGATGGCTGCGAGGGTTGCTCGTTCGGCATCAGAAGCTTCATTAGACGGTCTGTCAGGTTCACTTCTTGTTTCTGGGCTATTTGTGGAGGCAGGGGTGGGAGCTGCGGGGGTTTGTACACAACTGGGGGTGGGGAGGCGCACCCTGCCAGCAGCAATGAGACGATTGAGATCAGTTTGCTTTTGGTTAACAACATTTGTGGTCTCCTGAAGTTTGGTTGCAGTGGTGTTAATCTGTTCGTTCAGCTGTTGCTCTTTAGCCCGAGACTCCTCGTTCTTCTTGGCAATCTCAATCTGCATTTCTTTGTCGCGATCAGACCAGCCGAAATGATACCCACCTCGGTAAGTGCCGAACAGTGTGATGCACAGACCAAACAAAAGCCAAGGAAGTGGGATGCCAAACATAATCAGTTCTCCTTACGAGCGGCTGCAATCTCTGCACGGTCATCATCAGGCTCCATGTGCTCTGGAGGTGTTGTTGGTGGAGGCCCGGGTGTCCAAGACTCGTCGAGGTCAGGGTTCTGGTAGCCCATCCAGTTGTAGTTAGGCATGACCGACGCGGGGGTGGGCGCAGGTGAAACAATCGTTGCCTGCACAGGTATTGGTGTATTAGAAGTCTGGGTGGGTGTGGGGGTCGTAGGAGCAATTGCCTTAGCGCCAGCAGCCACAGCCCGCTTA